ACCTATTCTGATAAACCAGAATCCCACGACAACCGACCTAGCCATTGCATTGACGCAGTGTATAGCCGACCGCGAATTACTCTATTTAGATTTCGAGCGCATACAGAAAAACGAACAAAAGGTTAATAAGAGATTATGGGAAATATGGAAGTAGTAATAGGCATTATCTTAATCCTGGTTATCGGCGCAATAGTCAAGACAGCAAAGGATAAAAAAGAGCGCAAAGAGTTCAACGAGCGCGAGACACCTGCACCGACCCCATTAATTGCAGATTTACCAGTGGGTAATTACTGCATTATTGATGAGTGTACGCCAGAGGTCGCAGCAGGGCGCGAGACTAATGGAGCGCAGGACGTTCAGGCTCAGTTGTATCTGCTTATATCCGAGACAGGCACTAAACCCGCTTTTATTGGGGTTTCATGTGGCGAGCATGGGGTAAATAAACAGCCCACCATCAACGCTATAAAAGAGCTATGCCTAAACATTCCGATACTCGAAGGCGCACCGACTTACGCAGGCGCAAAGTCTGAGTTAAGCGATGCGATTGTAGAACATACCAAAAAGGGTGTATTCAAAATCTATCTCGGATCTCCTGCAGGCGATGTTGCTAGAGCTTTCAAAGATGGGGCGCACATTCATAATATCAAACTACCTCGACTGCTAGAGCATACATGGAACGAGCATATAAATTATGTATCGGCTAAGTACGTTTTAGACCGATTGCAAGACAAATCAGGCGCGGTGACTGAATACTACGAGCTCATCAAGCGCAGTAATTTACCTCCAAAATTCCAAGATACGCACACTTTTATAAACCTAAATCGAACCCTAAAGGCATGGGATTTAGCTAATAGCCCTGAAATTCTAAAGCGTAACCAAGAGTTAAATGCAGGGATTAAAGACAACACTGGAGTCTTGCGAATCGCTGACGTTCTATGTGTAGCTAAGGATTTAGGTTTCGAGAAAGACATTGCGCGGACATTTAACGGTATTCAGCACGGAATGGATATTTGCAAAGATCGAATTGCTTTAGGCGCGGTAGAGAATCTAGTTCAATCTACGCCTCCACTATCAAGTCTGGATATGACCCCCATAAACCGCGATACGTTCAATGAGTCTAATTGCAAGGTATACGGCGGCACTCGCAACCCATTCAGATACGCTCAAACTTCCACAATACAAAGCGCATCAATAGGCATTAACAGCCACACCATACGCCACAGTAAGGCAGGCAAGTGGAAGGGTAAGACTTACCAGGCAGGGCGTAAAATTGATGGTACCCATGGCATTGTTAGTTATGACCGCGAGACAAAGCAGTGGTATGTGTTTATGTTTGAGTACAGCGTAATAGGCGAGCCAAGACGACCAAAGGGCTGGCAGTTTCTTAACTGGATTCAGCAGGGCGACCCGGTTGGTTTAATCGCAAGCACTAACACCAGGAGTCCGCAATGGGATGTTCGGGGCCAAGCGAACGAGCGCACTAATATTCAGTGGGTTACAGCGTGACCCTAGACGAATTATTCCCTAACGTAGCCGCGCAAGTAAAGGCGGCTCTAGCTTCAAACGCCGATCAATACGGCGAGGGGCTGACATACGGCAAGCACCAACAGGAGTTAGATAAGGCGGTGAGTCATTTAATGCAGTCACTCATCAATAACGATAATTCTGAGGATGGTACGACTCATCGAGTTAGTACATTGATTCGGCTGGCAAAGGTGATTGAATTAGATGCGATTACAAATATCGACTAATCGAGCTGAGAAAATAGCCCACCATTGGGACTCAGACTCGACACTGTTTGAAAATATGCGTTCTGCTGGCTTAAAAGTTAATGACAGGCGCAGTATGCACCGATACCGCAGACAAGCCGAAGAAATTACCGGGCAAAAGTTAGACCTCAACAGCCCACAAGCACACCAGCAAATTGATTGCCATTCCACACTAAACCTCACAGACGCTCGAAAGCATAAGACTTTCGTGATCACCTCACACACTAACGACTCCCCGATTGTTGACGCATTTTGGGATTCTCTACAGCTTTTCTGTCAGTCTAAAAGCGCACAGCTATTAGTCGTTCCCCTAAGATACCAGAACAAAACCGCTATGAATGCGGTCGCTGATTATCAGTGGGATGAGCGGATCTATCCTTATGCGGTTACAAAAGACTTTCACATACACAAGCACCTTGTTATATCGGGCCATAAACTAAACGCGACTACAGTTAATCCGTTAGCTGGTAAGCAAGCATTAAGCGGTATTAAAAGCGCGGTGTATGGGCATCCACAAGTCGCATTGCAGAATGTGGGTACACCTAAAGACGAATTGCCTAAGTCTATGATGACTACAGGCAGTTGCAATAAGCCAGTTTATTCATCAAGCGAGACAGGCGGGAAAGCGGCTTTTAATCATTCGGTTTCCGCGGTAATAGTTCACTTAGTCGGTAAAAGGTACTTCTTTACTCAGTTAGGCTTTGATGGTGAGGGATTCCAGTTTCTAAACGAGTATTGGACACCAGAGGGCGTAGAGAATCGACACGCTGAGATTGTTCACGGTGATATACACGCATGGTATGAGCGCAAAGACGTTACTAAATCAAAGCTAAGAATCATTGATAGGGTAAAACCTACTACTCAAATATTCCATGATTTACACGATCAGCACATCGGCTCACATCATGCCACTATTCGCGAAAGAGTAGAGCAAGCACTAAAGGGTGAAGTGTCGATTGAAAAAGAGGTGAGGTTATCCATTGATTACCTGGAGCGCATCGGCAAGGGTACGAAAAACCTAATTGTCGGCTCTAACCACAATGACCATTTAGACCAATGGCACGGATCGTATAAGGTAGAGCGCGACCCATATAACGCAAAGTTTCACGGCTGGCTTTCTAGCCAGATTTACGGCACTGACAGGAATTGTCTACAGGCTTGCTTTGATGAATTTGGTTGTAAAGTTCATTATGAATTTATATCAAGAAACAAGCGCCACAGCATATCAGGCGTGGATACCTCACAGCATGGTGATAAAGGCGTGAACGGTGCAAGGGGAAGCGCACAAGGGTTTAGCATGACTATGTTAAAAACCATGATCGGTCATGGCCATTCTGATGGAATATTTAAGGGATGCTGGCAAGTAGGCACGAGCGCAGATGGGATGACCTACGCTAACGGCTACAGCACATGGACGCTCACGGATGGGCTAATATACCCTAACGGCAAACGCGCACTAATCCGGCATATTAACGGCAAGACTATTGCGGATTATCTGTAAGTTTATCCGCGTCCAAGTGTAAACTTTATCCGCGTCCAAGTGTAAGCTAGGCTTATCCGCGCTAGGGTGTAATCTAGGCATCAAAGAGCGGCTTAGTGTAAGTTTACATTCGGTTATGTGTAGGTATCCATAGTACCTATCAGCGTTCAATTTTAAACTCGTTCAATAATCGCGAACAGCCTTGTAAATTGAACATGGCGCGGTGTATTTGCATGGTTTATCGGGGCGGCTTAGGGGCTTGTTCACTGAAAGCCAAAAACTCATCAGCTAGATTAAACGCAACCTTTATTATTCGCTTTCTGTTTGGCTTAAGGGATAAGTCGCCTATAATTTTTGCTCTTAGCATTATGTCAGGAGCGCAAAGAATTTCTAACGCTATTTTTTCTCGCTTACTTAAATCACTCACTTCACCACCCCCACAAGTTCACGTCTAGGCGAGTACAATACGCCACCTTCAACGATAAAGCCCTTAGCTATCCATTGATATACTTGAGGCACTTTAACGCCTTGAGCCTTCGCAAATTCGACCTTTGAGCCGTTGTAATTAGCGGATATGTATTCGTCTAGGGTCATGCAAACTCTGCCATAGCTTCTTCGGCTTCAGCTTTAGTATTGTAAACGATAGGGCTGTCGTCACCACTCAGTAGATCAAATCGGTGGCAAAGCATTAGAGCATGGTCAGCCTCTTCTTCGCTGTCAAAAGTCTCAACAAGCGCAGGATTATTTCCACCTACTCCCCAAGTCCAAAGCTCTATGCCTTCGCGCAAGTGAAACCTTTTATTAATTCCGCTTGGGGTGGTTGTTTCTTCGGCAAATTCTAAGCAAAGTTCACGCAAAGTGATTTTCTCAATTTCGTTATCTTCGATGATGTAAAATGATTGGTCAAAATTTTCTGATTCGTAAAAGTTCATTGTCTTAATCCTGTTGGTTGATTCAATAAATACATATTAAGCGAAACACTTAACTATTGCAAGCATTATTTTAATATTTAGCGCAAATAATTACGCCTAGCCATATCTAAGCCATTTGCTCAACGATTAACACTCGTTTAGTGGTGGCGTTCTATTCATTCTGACTCATGTATAGCGCACATAGCGCCGTTATGGTATTTGTGTAGTGCGTTCATTGTCTTACTCCACTCATACGTTTAGTTTTAATCGTGCGGTTTTAGCGATACGTCACCGCACGATTTTTATTCAAAATTCATGCAAGATGGTTAGCCTTGCCTAATTTCGCTTATTGTGCTGTGCGTTAGTTCGCTTTTTGTGTTTCATTACTTTATGCGCGTGTTTTGTTGCTTGCGCCTAAGCCGATGCTTCAATCTCAGCCATTCGGTTAATCTCAGCTAAGGCATCCTCGTTACTCGCGTAGAAATTCAAAGCAAAAGGCAAATCTGAGCTTTTGCGATATATGAGATAAGCGGCTGTAGCTGTTGATGTTTTCTTTTCAAGCTCATACCCAGCATCCCCTGCAAGATGCACCGCCCAACCAGCACGACAATGGCTTGTGCCGCAATGCCAATCGCCCATTTTAAGTGCGCCTTTGTGTTTGGTCGCTTTCTGTATTTCTTGGTGAATGTTCTTAATGACAGGGACATTAAGGTATGCGCCTTCAAGGTATGCGCCTCTACGGTATGCGCCTGTAAGGTCTGCGCCTCTAAGGTTTGCGCCTGTAAGGTCTGCGCCTCTACGGTATGCGCCTGTAAGGTATGCGCCTCTAGGGTATGCGCCTGTAAGGTATGCGCCTTCAAGGTCTGCGCCTCTAAGGTTTGCGCCTGTAAGGTCTGCGCCTCTAAGGTTTGCGCCTGTAAGGTCTGCGCCTCTACGGTATGCGCCTGTAAGGTTTGCGCCTGTAAGGTCTGCGCCTCTAAGGTTTGCGCCTGTAAGGTCTGCGCCTCTAAGGTATGCGCCTTCAAGGTCTGCGCCTCTAAGGTCTGCGCCTGTAAGGTCTGCGCCGTCACTTACCGCCATAAAAACGGCCTGTTTAAGTTTTGCTTGCAGGGTTTTGTGCTTGCGTCCATCAACCTCTGTGGTGTAAATAGTTTTACCAAAATTGTTCTTAATTTCGTGCTTCATGTTATACCTCGGCGATACGTTTAGCGTTAAGTGTGTGGGGGTAGGCGTACATCAGAACGGAAGTGAATCTAAATCATCATCAAAGCCATTAGCCTGGGCGCGGCCCTGCGGATTAGCTTGCTTCGCCGATGGGTCGTGGGCCAGATTAGTTCCACCATCTTTATAAAAGACCTTCACATTACCTAGAATCGCGCCTTTAACGCCTTGTTCACGTTCTTCTTTGCTTACGTCTTGCGTAATCATGCCGTTGTAGCCAAACTGGCCCTGATTGTCGAGGTCGATAAAGGTTGTCATGTCCAAATATTTAGCGCCATTTTTGCCCTCAAATAGTCGAGCCTTGTCAATTTTCGTTACATCTATTTTTACTGATACGCCTGCTTTCATGCTGCTTTCTCCGTTCGTTTAAGTTGTTCTAGTTCGCTTTCTAAATCTACAATGTGATTAACTGCGCTTTCTAGTAAGTCGATCAAGTCATTATCAACGCGACCATTTATGCACTCGGTAGACTCGACCTTGTTAATCAAGTCATCTAGTTTTTGGATTATTGTTTCCTTCATGATTCCCTCAGTGTTTGATTTGTTCTACGCCTTCGACAATTCTAAGGAGTATGTTTTCTGCAACCTTTAAAAATCCATCCAGCCAAACGTCATCACGCTTGCACGTTAAAAGGATAGGGTTTAGGTCGGGATGGTATGCCAAAAAATCCCACTCAGATAACCCGGCAACAAACATCGAGACTTGAAGCTGTGGAATGTATTGCGTAGGTATTTGGTTTTTCATCAAATACGAAACTTGCGTATGCGCTAGGGGGCTTTTAATCTCTAAGCCTTTAATGATCCCGCCATCTTGATAGATAAGACCGTCGGGCGAACAGGAGTAGTCACCATCTTGAATCATCGCCACTTGAGTAACGCTTAGTCCTGTCGCCATTTCGTACCAAGTCCGAGCCTCTATCTCGATTTCATGCCCGCGCTCCATCGCTGCGCTGGTGAATCCGCTTTCTACTGGCTTTCCCATAACGCGCTCGGCTATTAATCGGTTAACGTAATTCTCAACCTTTGCACCTGTAGCTGGTTTGCCTGTCGGTGTGTAAATATCACCCGCACTTGAGGCGGATATTAAGCCGGACCGTAAAACGTGCCATTCGTCAGAGCCTTGATCACAGTGGTTATGAATTTTCATTTTTTGCGCCTCAACTCAAGAGAGGTATTGATCTGCTTTTTTACGCCAGCGTAATTCTTGCTTGGTATTTGGCCCAGGCTTTCAACGTTTGCATGTTTATAGAATGCGGATTTAAACCCTTTAAACTCACCCTCACAATCAGACAACAAGGTATCAATTTCGCTTATTTGATCTGCGCTCAAACCCTGGAACGGCAAGCGACCGTCCATATCTTCGTCAGCCGTTGTTAAGCCAAGTGCGCCAATAAGTGTATAGCGTTGTAAATATGTGACTGTAGAGCCTACAGCTTGAACGGAATTTTTAGATCCGCTAGTGTCGGGATCGGCTGTCATTGATGTTCGTTCGCTATGTCCATCTATGTGAGACAATACGCAAGTGACCTCTATGCCGTTTTGATGATTCTGCTCAAACCGATACGATAAGCCACAAACTTGAAGCGTTGCTTTAATCTGCTGGATAATGTCGGCAAGTGGCGCATAGCTAGAATTATGGCCCACCTTCGTTTTATTGATTCGCGGGACTTCAGCTTGGAATTTGGTAATAGCCATTAGATAAGCTGTTTTGGCTTGCTTGGCTTCGTAGTTCGCTTGCAGGGCCATTAGCTTTTCTAATTGGTCTACGTCTGCGCCTTTACTTACTGCAAGCTCTAAAAGGTTGCTAGGCGTGGTAATAACAGCATCTTGTTTTTCAACTAATTGACTCATCTTAAATCGCTCCTAAAGTTAGCAAAGCCAAGCCAAGCGCAAGTCCGGCTAATATGTCCGGGCCGTTTAACATTATCCATCGCTTTAAGTAGAAAAGCCTAGACTCCAGGCTGTACTTAGTCCGTAGTTTCAGGCTCATTTGCTTTCGTTTAGTGAATGTCATCATGGGTAACTCCTATCAATGTTGCGGTTAATCGGTTCTGCCTGGCGTATCTATTAGCCTTCACTAAAGGTCTAACCGCTTCGCCGTGAGCGGCTTGTTTTGCGCTCTTTAATGATCGAAAAACTGGCACTTCGTCGGCTAAGTAATCACTATTGATATGCCAGTTGTTAACGTATGAATTATCAAAATCGCGGTAAAAGTCTCGCTGTAGTTGCTCGTGGTTCATTTGATCGACTCCATGTGCATCGCGCCCAAAGTTAAAATAATTTTCAACCAGCGTTTTGCGTTTTTCTCGCTGTGTCCATCTTCGCGGATAATTGAAATTCCGTTTTTTTCCCAATTCTTTAGTGTTTGGACTTGACAGCCCACCCGAATATGTTTGTCTGTTACGGTCATTCTGTAGGGGAGTTTTCCGCCAGCAAGAAACAAAGGACTGTTTTTTGCCTCTTTTGAAACCCAAGCCGAGCCGTACACCCTAGCCGAGCCGTACACCCTAGCCGAGCCGTACACCCAAGCCGAGTCGGACACCCAAGCCGAGCCGGACACCCAAGCCGAGCCGTACACCCTAGCCGAGCCGTACACCCTAGCCGAGC